CATCTGCCCCTTTGCGGTCCAGCAGGCCCAGGCCCGTAAAAGTCACGCCGTGAAGAATCTCGAAGACGGATTTTCCATCAAGTTCACGGCCCTTAAATTTTCTGAGGTGGGTGCAGTAATCGGATTTGTTCTTGAAGCGCTTTTTACAAACGGAGCATTCACCTTCCTCGTAATCACACTCCATCGATACCTGCGTGATGATGCCTCGCTTCATGAGCTTGTAGGCCAGCTGGGCATTGGGCGTGTCTCCGGTATAGAGTTCACCCACGCATTCCACCCGGCCGCCGATTTCATCCTCCAGATAGTCAGCCGCCACAATCCCGCCGACTATGTCGCCAAACTCCTGCGAGTGCTGCAGGTCGACTTTCTTGTTGATGACGGTCATGTGCCTCGTGGCCAGCTCTTCAGCGGTGAAGTGGTCACCATTTCGGTTGGTGCCGGTTCGACAGAGGATGAAGGTAAACTGGGGATCACCCGGCAATCCTCCGCTCATCGCTTCGGTGTTCAGCCCTGCATTTTCATCGAGGCAGAGCTCCACCGGGATGGAGGTATGGATATTGGCTGCGGCAGCCATCGGAACAGGTTTTGCCGCCTGATCGGAGTCCGCATGAGACCGGCTTCCTTTCAGACAAACGAAAAGACGTTCTTTCGCGCTGGAAGCCTCTCCATGCTTGGAGGTGATCGAATACTTATGATCCTTGGTCTTCATCCGGCTCTGACGTCCCAGACCGCCGATGATCTTTTTCATCTGCTGTTCGTTCGGATAGGCATGATCACGGTAAGAAATGAGCCAGTGCGGGATATGTGTGGCGTTGCCGAGAAATTCCTGAAAGAAGTCGGAGGCGTTGCCCTTGGTCACAGTCACATGGCTGGTTTCGTAGTTTTTGACCTTGGTATCGGCCTTAATGGTCAGGCCGTCCCAATAGGTCATCAGCCCTTCGACAAAGTGATAGGCTTTTTCGTAATTGGTGGTCGAAAACTCGGTGGCATACGGCGGATCAAAGTAAGCGAGGTCAGCCTTCACCTTGGGAAGGATCTCGTTAACATCCCCGCGATAGGCTTTGTTCTCCTTGCCGTTATCGAATATCAGGGCGTTGATCCGTTCGATATTCGCTTTCAGGCGCTTTTTGAATTCTTCAGGCGTGTCCTGCCGTTTCCCATAGTCGGTGGAAGACGAGAAGTGGCCGAATCCGCCTTTGCCGCTCATACAGGTTTTGCCGAGAGCAAACAGCGCGATGTCCTTTTTGTAACCGGACAGATCGTCGCAATTGGCTCTCAACGAGTCGATGAGTGCGTGGACACCTTTGGCAAAGAAGATCCCTTTGAAATTGTCCTGAACAAAGGTTTTGGCTTTGGGGTTGTCTGCCAGCAGTTTTTCGATCTCTGCTTCGGACAGCCTCGTCGAGCTGTTTTCGATAATGGCTTTGGCTGCGTGGTGACTGTAGCGAAGACGGTCATTGGCAAAAACTCGCAGCCCTTTGGATTTGTACATGTAAGCAACAACGGCCGAGCCGGAAAAGGCATCCAGAACGGAGGAAACTCCGTCCGGGGTGTTACGCCAGATCCAGTCGACCAGTTTCTGTTTGCTGCCGATGTAATTGGTTATGTACTTGGGGCGTTTCTCCGGGGGCTGCTCTTCAAGAGCCTTCTGTTCGGCTGCATCGGTCCCGAGCTCGTCAGGATCGATAGCGAGCGCCGCATCTGCCTCAAGGAGGAACGCCAGCCTTTCCAGGTCAGTGGCAAACATTTCCATCAAATTCTCCGGTTCAATCACTGTTATTTGCCCCGATCGCACCGGGCGAGCGGGAGGTTTCAGCGATTACTTACCGGAAGGCTTTGAAATGTGTCGGAAAGGCGTCTGCTTTTTTAGGCGGGAATCTTCAAAGACTGCAAAACAGCAAGTCCGCAGGCGGTTATAGACGGGTATTCCTCTGTTTCGACCTGTTCGGAAAATGCGCCGTCGTAGGGAGATCGGCTCTGGCGGTGATACTCCAGAAAATCTTCAGGGAGGGTCAAAACACCGCTTTCAACCAGACGATTGATAACCCAGTCAGCCTGCTCACGACGATCCTGAATGTCGCCTCGGCTGGAGTCCGGATAGAACATTTCAATATCAAGGCCCGAGCCGGGACCTTGCACCCAAACGCCGACAGGCCGATATTCCGGAATTGCCGCTTTGGGATCAACGAGGATGGAATCAATCATGTATCTCAGCTTCATTGCCAGTCCTCCGCAATCTTGATGTGTTCGGCAAGGATCTCGGAATCGATGCGCTGGAGCAGATCCCGGTTGTTTTTTCTGAATGCCAGCCATGCCTCCCACTGCTTAGCATGAGCCGGTTCGGAAACGGGCTCGATCATTTCAAGGTTGTAAATGCGGTCCAGATCATCGGTCAGCTCGACAATCAGCCATGCATTGATTTCAGATCCACCTGATTGCGCCGTCAGCGTGTCGTCCACGGATACATTGACGACCTTGATCGTATGGCTGTAATTGAAACCTTCCTGATAACCGAGCTCCTTCCATAGCAACCAGAAATCTGTTCGGATGATTTTCCCAGCGGCATCAAAATGCGGTGCAATCCTTGTAACCGTCAGTTCTGCGGTAATGGTGTCGATAAAGTTTTCACCGCCACGTTCCCGGATCTGCAAGCGGCAGCCGCGCTCATTGAGCCAATGAAACTGCCTCTGGATTCGGGCTTTTTCCTCTGCAATTATGTTTTCCATATCATTTCCTCGTGTTCCATGTGCTCGATGTATGAACGATGTCTTCTATCTTGCGGCCGTCGGGCAGCTTCTTGATCCCACGGGAGGTGAAGCTCTTGATAATTTTCTGACGCTCAGCGGCCGAATTAGCGACGATGTATTCGATGTTATCCAGCAACGTCACCGAATACTTGAAGATGGTCTCATTGCCGCTCTTGCTCGAAAAGTTTTTCCAGTCGTCGATGTTGTTACCACGATTTCTCCGGACATAATCATCCACAACCTTGCCATAGGCATCGTGGCTGTAGCTGATCGCATCCATGCGCCGCAGCATGCTCTTTTTGAAATAAAGAGCCGGAGGGGCATCGCGGGTTGGTTTTTTCTGAATCCGGGTAAAGAAATAACTGGCTCCGCCTGTCTGCATGTCCGCCACCGGGGACATGCCGCCGGGAGGCACTCCCATACGCATCTTTTCGACCGTACTGACCATAGCACCATTGTTTTCAAGGATGGTTTCGATGAACCCGGACATGCCTTCATTATTGGTGAGGCGGTGGACCAGAGAGTAATCCTTCATTTTCTTTTCCAGATCTTCTTCGGTAATGTCGAACCGGTACTGGTGGCGGTATCCGCCTTTCAGACCGCGATCGAGAAACCCGGCCTGATACGCGCCCATCGGGTCATAATCCGGCAGCTTGGTAATATCATCGACATTCAGTTCCTTCTGCCAGAAACCACGAAGAGTCTGGACCCGTTCATTGACTGATGCATCGCGGTCATCCAGCGTTTTTTGGAGGCGTTTGTATTCTGCGGTGTGGTCCACCTTTCGGATGTAAGCCATCTTTTCCAGATACATCTGCTCGGCGTTCTCGGGGGAAGAAATCCGCGCATCGATGCCGAGTTTTTCCAGTTTGGTCATCAGAGCTTCGACTTTCTTGCCACTGGCATCACCATCGATCACAATCTCCAGCTCTCCTCGCTGGGCATAAAGGTTTGTATTGTCCCATGGGCGGTATTTCAGACGTGTACCGTCGTCAAAATCGGCGGTGAATTGAAGGCCGTCCTGCATCCTCGAGTCCCGGTTGAACATCCCGTAATTATCGACATCATCCATCTCAACAGTGATTTTGCCGCCGCTGATGCGTCTCTTGGTGTGAGTGACCTTGCCTTTGGTAACCTTGAAGTCTGGCTTCTTGGGTTTAGCTTGTTTCGGCAATTCAGGAAGGTACTGTTCGAAGACACCGTTGGTGGCTCGGTCCCAGTCGACTGCCTCTTTGATCTCATCCAGCCATTTGATGTAGCTGTCGGCCATCTTTTTGACTTCCGGATCTTTACTGCGGGCAAGCACAAGCAACCGGGTTCGAAGCTTCTCCGCTTTCGCCAGCTTGGTCCGGTTATAGTTCCCGTCACCGACATGAAAGTTGACGTTCTTGACGGCTTCCAGAATGGTCGGGAAAAAGGTGTCGTCCTGCAGAGGGTGGCCTTTCTTGATTTCGACAAGATCCAGCTGCTCCCGAAGCAGAGCGGTGATTTTGGAATCCGTATCCGGTCGGATCTTCATTTTGACAACAGTTCGTTGTTTGCCTTTGAAGGTCTCTGTGAATATCAGCGCGTTTTGGTCTTCGACATCGCCACTGTCAAACGGCAGCGTTTTTCCCTGCCATCCGAGTTTACCGGCGTCATCGATGATTTTCTCATCCGCTTCCTGCAGCAGCTTTTTGATTCCGGGCTTTGTCTGCAGTGATGAAAAACTGAAATCTTTCCGGCCTAATACCTCACCATAGTATTGCTCGAAATCCTTCCGCAGGTCATGTTTGCGCTGAAGCGCCTGCTCATAGAATTTATCCAGCCCGATTTTGTCTTTTCCGAAACGTCCCTCGGCATAGGGCCGGATGATATCGAGGTAAGTGTCGTCAGATATCTTTTCGACTTCCTGAATGTATTTCAGGGTAACCTGAGGGTCGAAGTTGACCTTGCCATCCTTGGCTGCCCGAAAGACCTTGTTGTAAAAAGGCTCTTCTTCACCAAAGGCGCTGTTGGGATGGTAATCAAGAGAAAGGCTGTCCTTGCCGAGGTGCTTGAACGCCTGCCCCTTGTCGATGCCATAGACATGACCGTTTCTTCCACGGATGAACTGTTTGGAGTGTCCGTCATGATTTGCAATAAGCCAGTCGATAACATGTTCCCGCTGCAGCTGTTCAAACTCAACGGTGGTCAAGTCCTCCGGCAGTATATTCCTGAAGTCGATTTCTGATTTCAAGTCCGTGCGCCATTTCTGAATGGAACCTGTCCTGCCATTCAGCTGAATGTTTCTCACCTCGATCGCATCCGGGTCGATCAGACGGCCGATTTTATATGCGGCTTCCTCACCATGAGCGATGAAGTTGTCCTTGGCGTTCTTGGCCGGTTTAAACAGCCACTTGTCGCCATTCTCATCGGTCCAGAACTCTTTTTCATGCGCTCCACCGACATTGGCCTTGCCTGACTTATTGAATTTTCCAGTTGCTGATTTTTCATTCCATTTCTGATCGGCGCTTTCAAATTCAGTGCCTTTCTGGGCAAAGGACGGTGGTTTGGGTTTAGGTTCAACAGATGGTTTAGGCGTTGGTTTTTTCTCTTTTGCAGGAGCCGTCTTCGCTTTTTTGCCGCCATGCTTTTCAGCCCATTTCTGCCATTTGCTCTCGATATTGGATTGCGCTTCACCGATCTTCCCGGGATCGGTTTCAGTAAAGAGCGTGACGAGGTCATCCTTGCTTGCCCATTGCCAGTGTTTTAGCTGCGAATCCTTGGCGATGGATTTGAGTTCCGAGGACTTGAGTTTGGAAATTTGCTCCTGAAAGAGCTGCTTTTTGAGAGCGATTTCCTTGGCGTGCCCGGCAAGCAATTCCTGAGGCAGTTCCTTAGCGGATGCCAGAGCTTTTTCCGCATCAGATACCTGGCTAATAAAACTTGTGTAGTCCAACGGAGATTCCGGCAGCTGAACTCCGGCCGCCGCCTTTTCGACCAGCTCTTTCTGTTTTTTAACCAGAAGCTGTTTGGCTTCATCTGCGGCTTTCTTCTTGGCTGACTCCGCCAGATCCGTTCCGGCCTTTTTCTGGAGTGCCTCAACGAGCTGCTGCTTGTTTTTCAGAATGCCGATTCCGTACTGTTTTTTCTTTGCCAGCAGTTCCTTTCCCTTAAGGGAGGTATGGTCGATGCCCGGCTCGAGTTTGTCCAGTAACTCGATGGTCTCCTGCTTGGTCATATTCAGGGAGATGCCGTTACTTTTGGCCATCTCCTTGAGCTGGGATACTGGCATGCCATCGAGTCCTTCCACCGGTGGCAGTTTGGACATCTGCTGGGCAATGAGTTGTGCCTGTTTTTGAGATAACAGTCCGATCAGATCTTCCTTTGTCCGAAGCAGCCCGATCTTGTGCTCTTTGAGCTTTGCCTTCAGTCCGGCTCCTGAAAGTGTGCTGTGGTCTATTCCCGGTTCTGCCTGATCAAGCAGTTTGATGAAGTTGGCTTTGGTGCGGGCAATCGAGATACCGTTCTCTTTGGAAAGTGTCTGGAGCTGTTTTACGGTGAGAGCCGTAAGGTCATCGGCATTTCCCTTTTCAAACGCATCCTTCAGTTTGGCGTTCTCTTTCGCCTGCGCATCGGCCATTCCCTCCAGCGCATGCGGGGGCAGTATGCAGGCATCGCCTTGTGAAGCCTTGGGTGCCGCCTGTGCAGACAAGTCGGAGCCGCAGATACTCATAGGCCACGCGACAAGGTTTGTGCAGCGGCAATGCGGATGTGCGGGTTGTTGGGGGAATTTGTCGATGGGAAATGTTTTGCCGTCGAGAGGACCACACACCGGGCAGGTTCTCTCGTCATTCATGGCCATCCATTCAAGCTTCTGAACGCCGACGCGCTCATGAAATTTAAGCCGCCCCATGTTGTGTGCCCGTAACACCTCAGTCCGGGCAATCATTTCCATGCGGTACTGCGCCTTGCTGAACACTCGACTGCCAGCCTGCCTGAAGGAGTCCTTGTCGATGATCACCTTGCCAAGGTCCCGGACAATATCATCCGCGCCTTTGCCTGTGGCTATCCCGCTCATGATTGTCCGTTTGATACCATCTGACAGCTCACGATGGACATCACCGGCAAGAGTCAGGTTGTACTGCGTCATGAAGTCGAGGGCATTGGTGTCGACGATTGTGAACACTTTGGTGGCCAGTTTATCGATACCTTCAGGCTTGAGGTCGGCATAGAAAGGCAGTGATGCGGATGTCAGTTCGCTGATGCTTTGAGCGATTCCGCCTTTGAAAGCGTCCTTGGTGCTCTTGCGGAAGACGAGCGTCTGGTCACGCTTCAACTGACGCAGAACATCGTCCAGCTCGCCCTGAAGTTTCTCCAGACCTTTCAACGCAGCCAGCTTGTTGTCCGGCAGAGATCCAAGACTGCGGTATTTCAATATGGCCTGAGCCACTTCCTGTTCAGCCTTGTTGAGGGACTGAGTCAGTTGGGCGGTAATGGAATCGTTGTAGCGGTTACGGGATTTCAGACTTTTGAGCGTTGCCGCCTGAATGCGTTCTTTAAGGTCGGAAGGCATGGTCAGGATTCCCGGCGGTCAATGAATCTGCAGGCCGGGGAATCGAAAGTGCGCTCGGTGTTGTGTACCCGGCAGCGGTTGGCATCGGGATTGAAGTGGCTGCATTCATCACACAGGGAAGTTGCCGCCGTTGCTTCCAGTTCCTCTGTATAGTGATTGTGTGCCTCGGTATCGAGATCATTGCCGTCAGCGGGAATACCGAGCATCTTTCTGGCGCTGGGCACACTCATGATTCCGGAAACCACCATATCGACGACCGGTTTCACCTGTTTTTCATCCATCAGGTCGATGTTCTTACGTTCGGTCTCGCGGTTGGCGGCCTCGATGTCCGGGTCCAGGTCCATCTTGAGCTGAAGGCTGGAGCGGCTGATGAGCTTGCGGTCGTAGAGTTCGATGAGGAGCTTCTTGAAATCGACCGCGTCGCTGGGGTCGAGGTCATTGAAGATGAATTGCAGGGATTTGTCGGCGTGGCCTTTCAGTTCCATCCAGTCATCGAAGACCCAATCGAGCAGTTTACGGGCGGCCTGTTTGATCTCCCGGATCATGACCATC